TTTTCTTTTGCTTCTTGAGTTGAAGAATTTTCTTCTTCCTCATTTTGAGTAGAAGAAGTTTCTTCTTGAGGAGAAGCTTCTTCAGAATCCATATCATCATGACCTTTAGGTATATCATCATTACCTTTAGGTAATAGTGATGGTTCAACATTAGGTAATAGTGCGGGTTGATCCATTAATTCTTTTTGATTTTCTTTAGTATATGCAAGAACATCTTTTACTAATTCAACTACTTCTTCAAACGTTTCTGTTAACATTGCTCTGTCAAATAAAGCTTGCTCTAGTGTATTAAATCGTATATCAATTTCTTTACCTAATTTTGCTTTAAGGTTAATTTTATCGATAAGCTTAACTTGTTGCATCTTTAATTTATCTAAATCACCAAAAAAGTTATCAGCAGAAAGCTTTTTATATCCTCTTAAGAAAGGACCAACAAGACCAGGATATGCTCGACGTACTAGTTTTTCAATACGAGCATCTTCAATTACATTAATATAAGATCTAGGACAACCTTTTAATTTTTCAGGAGAATCGTGCCATCCTTCAAAGGGGGTAAATAATGCATGACCAACTTCATGACCAATTAACAAATCATATACATCTTTACCATGATCTGCCCATTGCGGAAGTCCCAAAGTTCTGTTTTGTATGTCAAACCAAGCGGTATGATAATTACCATGTTGAATAGTAATATTCTCTTTTGCGAGTAATTTACCTATTGTTTTGTTTTGCATATCCACTCCTTACAGTGTTTTATTTTTTAATATAGGTATATTATACCATATGGACCGGGTATGTACATGCTTTTTTTCACTTTTTTTCATTTATTTTCACTTTATGTGACCATAGTGATATATTAGTCACAGTGTTGATTTTTTTGTGAGCGGGTGTGCGTTTTGAAACAGTTACTAAGGTATACATACGCAACAATTCACACCAGAGCTGTTTTTCTATCTAATCTTAGAAAAGTTCCTATCTTTATAGAATTCTATCTTAGATCTGAACTTATTTTCTAAAATATCACCTTTATGTGATATAATGAACACATTTGTGCCTTCCTCGAGCGTATTTAGTATCTTGGTGAGATTATCTATGCCATCTACGTCTAAACTAGAGTCAAAAGTCTCATCTAGGATCAATAAATTACTACTTGCACTGTTTTTCATTTTAGCTAACTGGCGCCAAGTAAAGAGCAAAGCTAAGTCTATTCTTTGCTTCTCTCCTTCAGAAAATGAAGCATAATTGAATGAATCTCTGTGGCGAGATCTAATTGTTTCATTAAATGATTCATCTAGATGAAATGCAACAAAGAAATCTAATACTTGAAGATAATTATTAATTAATCTATTCATTACTGGAAGATATTGTTTAATCACTTTAGTTTTAATACCAGTATCTTTAAGCATTTCTCCAATTACTTCATTATATGTACGTTCTTCTACATATGTTAGTTTTCTTTCTGTACATTTATCTTTTTCTAGTCGTAATGTTTCTAAATCTCTTTTGGCAACTTTTACATCACCTGTTTGGCCACTTAAGTTTTTTATTTCATTTTGAATACGATCAATTTCTTTTTGTAATATTGTTACTGCGTCATTGTTTGAATTAATTTTTATTTGACGATTTTGTAATTTTTGCATAATCTTTTTGTTTTCATTTAGATCTACTATTGCTGCATCTAATTCTTTCTTTAATATATTCATATTAGATTGCATTGATCCTGCAGTTTTACCTAAAGATAATAACTTTGATGCTTTCGTTTCTTCATCTATATTTTGATCACATGTAGGGCAGTGATCATTGTCTTCATAAAACCTTGCTTCTTTAACTAAACCTTTAATAGCCTCTTTATTAGAATAATCTTTTGAATTTAATTGACTAATATTATCTGATATTTTAGAATTAGTTTTTGCATTAATATCCATTTCATTAGTTAGATTTTTTCCTAATTTTTTTGAATTTGCAAAATATTCTAATATTTCTGTTTTATGATCTTTAATAGATAGCTCTTTTTGTTCTATCATATCTTTATTAATACCTTGTAGATCTTTTATATATTTGTTTTGTGAATCTGTTTTTGTTTTATTTAGATCTAAGCGATGTGTAATATCAATTAATTCATCTTTAATTTTATTGTTTCTTTCTTTTAATAAACCATTCATTTTAGAGAATATGTTAATATCTAAGAGATCTTCAATTACTTCTCTTCGAGTCCAAGTTGGTAATTGCATAAAGGGAATAAAACTTGAAGATCCTAGAACTACAACTTGATGAAAAGATTTATGATTTAATTTAAGTATATTTTGTTCGAGATATTTTTGATGATCTCTGGCATTTGAAGCTTGATTAATTTGATGACCGTTTTGGTATATTTCAAATTTATTAGGTTTAATTCCTCTATAAATTCTAAACGATTGACCTCCAACATCAAACTCTACTTCAACAACTGTACCTTTTTTATTAATACTATTGATCATTTGATCTTTTTTAATGTCTCTGTGGGGTTTTCCAAATAAACCAAAGGAAATAGCATCCAAAAGAGTAGATTTACCAGCTCCGTTAGCTCCGACTATTAATGTTGTTGGTTCTTTATCTAATTGAATATTGGTAAATTCATTACCAGTGGATAGAAAGTTCTTCCACTTACACGATTTAAATTCGATCATATTATTTCTAAGTTTTGAGCCTCTGTATATAATTCTCTTAATTTCAATTTTATAGCATCTTTATCAAGATCAGTTTCAACTGCTTCAACATACGAATCTAATAATTCTGTTGTATCTTCCATTGGATTAATTGACTCATCGTCTACATTATTACCAATAAACTCTTCGAAGTTTTCTGCTATTTTTAATTCATATGTATCTATGCTTTGTAATTTGTCTACAAATTTATCAAACATATAAAGATCTGTTTTATTTACTACGATAAATTTAACGAATTTTTGTCTAAATTGTTGTATATCAATAGTATTATAATCAACCTTCTTATCATCATATACAAACTTCTTAAATATTGTAATAGGATTTCTAACTGGTGTTAATTCTCGAGTTTCTGTATCTAATACATGAAAATATTTAGGATCATCAACATCTGCCCATGTCATTTCAAATTGTGCACCCAAATAATGTATTGGATCTCTATCTGATTTTGTATGAAAATGTCCTGATAATACCATTTCAAATCTTTGAAATATTTCAGAGCTCATACCATGAGGATTCGGCATACCAGGCATCATATCAAAACCTTTTAATTCTAAATGTGCACCTATAATATCTGCTTTACATGTTTTTAACCATTCAGTATATTCACTATAATTAGAATTATTAATCCATGGAACTACACCAATTTTACAACCATCATAGTCTAAGACTGTAGGTTTCATTATAATATTAACATTAGATGTAAAATATCCGAGTAATTCTTTAAGACTGCATAATTCATTAGTGTTTTTAAAGTAAACATCATGATTACCTGGAATGATATCCATAGTAATACCTGCATCACGCATAGGTTCTAAAAAATCTCTTCGATTTTGATTTAACGCTTTAAAATTAACAAATCTTCGGTGTTCATAATAATCACCTAAATGCAATATGTTTTTTATATTGTGCTCTTTAAGATATGGAAAGAATTCTTCTTCGTAAAATCGTTTTTGATAATTTAAAAATATATCAGAGGAATTTCTAACACCACAATGTGTGTCATTCAATATAGCTATTTTCATTATAGCAATTGACCTGTTTTTACTTCAACCTTATTACCATATTTAACTTGAAGATACTTAATTTTTTCTAATTTCTTTTGAATTCTATTAAGTTTTCGCATAGAAGCAATTATTAGTTTTACACGAGGTCTACGTTTAAGATCTTTTTTATGTCTTTTTTTGCCAAGGTTTGTTTGAATATCCTTTTGCGCTCTTGTTAATTTCTTCATACCATAAATAACTCTAATTTTGACAATTTCTTTTTCTCTTCTTTTCCAAATGCTTTAATAGCTTTATCAGTATTTCTAATTTTAGAGATTCTACTTCTTAGAGTATCTACATATGCCGCAGTCTGACCTGCACCTTCTTCATCCATACCCATTGATACAAAATCATCAATACCCATTTTTTCAATGAATCTAAACTTTATTTCTTGTTGTTTTTTCTCTTTGGCAATTCTACGTATAAATGCAAAGAAACAAATTTGAGTAAAATATGAAAATGCGTTTGGTTTGCCTGTTCTTGTAGCAGTTTCAATATTATAATTATTGATTGCTCTTAAACAGTTTTCAACTGCATCCATAACCATTTCTTCGCGGTATGTATACCTAACAAAGTTTGGTCTATGTGATAATCCTTCAGAAATTTTTAAAAAGCATTGTGCAACATAATCTGTTACTACCGGTACTTTTTCTCCTTTGGCTTTTGCCTCATTAGCAGACTTTACGTATTCTACAACTGCATATGAGAATTCTTTATTATTGATATAATGTGCTTTCTTTTTAGGATCAGCCATAATATAATCTCCATTTTTAGCTTGTTAGGGTATATTATACCATATTTTTTAAGCTTTGTACATAGTTAAATTAAAAAATTAATGCGAAATAAATGAAAATAAACATGTACAAATCGCTCCAAATATGGTATAATATAAGAGGCCATTTGAGTAGAGGAGGATACTATTATTAATGATATGTCTTCTTTGGAATTGTATCAGAGGGTAATATATCTTCTAGAGTTTCACTCATGTATCTTTCAAGTTCATCAGATAGTTCATCTACAGATCTTATATCTGCAGGTGACATTGGTGTTGTTACTGCCTTTAAGTAAGTATGCTTTACATCTTCATCAATTAAAACATGTGCCATAATATCAGAATCAAGTATAGTATATAGTGTTTGAGATGAAAATGAAAACCATGGACGTAATGAATAGCTTCCTATAATGGTTTCCGTAACTATTACAGGTCTTTCTACTATAACTCTGCCTTGTTCCTTTTTATGAACCAAAGCCAATATATTGTCGCCATTAATAAGCTTAAAATGTCGTATGTTCATATCTTCTGGTTTCATAGGTTTATCTCATTTATATTGTATGTAAATTTCTCTTTACTGTATATATTTATTCTTTCTGCCGCATGCTTTAAAGTATAATTCTTTTGAGTTCTCCAATGCAAATCATCAGCAATATCATATACTATAGTATTTATACCATCTCCACTCTTACGGAGACCTCTACCAATAGATTGTAAGACTCTTATTTGTGATTTAGAAGGTGATGCAAATATTATATTATGTAACTTTTTAATATTAATACCGGTAGAAAATGTTCCCATACTCGCAACAATAATAGCATTATTTTCATTTTCAGTAATAGATCTTATATTTTCTCGTGTATCAACGTCAGTTTCTCCACTCACATAAAATAATTTTTGATTTTTAGCTACCTTTTTCTTAAGAATATCATGTAGAGGTTTACCATGTTTTTCTACATATTGAAATAACACCAATACATTTCCACGTAATTTAACGGTGAGATCTGTTATAAATTCATTTCGTGGACTATGTCCAACAAGAAAATCTAATTCTTCTTGATATTTTGCTTTTGCTATGCTACGCATATATCTATCTGCATACTTAAGCAATAATATGCGTATTTCTAATTGAGCTAAATCATCTGCATCCATTAATGATTTTGTTGATGTAACTCTGTGCACAGGTCCAAATAAACCTTCTAATACTAATTGATGGGTTTGGGTACCATCTAAAGTTCCTGTGGTGCCAATTCTGTATTTAGCATTAACACATTTTTCTAATATAGCAGTGAGAGATTTAGCTTTAAAATTATGAGCTTCATCTCCTATAACCATACCATATGAATTAAACCAAGACAAATTCATTTTATATACAGATTGCCAAGTTGTTATAATAACTCTATGTTTTAAATTTATTTTTTCTTTACCAGAATATATTCTATGACAATTGTTATCAACATTCCAACTATCGGTTGAACTATAATCTCCAAAATCAGTATACATTTGTTCTACTAATGATGTTGTAGGAACCACTATTAATATGTTTTGTTTATCATTAGATTCTAAAAAATGTCTTATCATTAAATATATCATTAATGATTTACCGCTTGCAGTAGGAGATAACAATAAGGATTTATTATTAGATAGAGCATGTTTAATACCTTCTATCTGGTACCCGCGCGGGTGGATAGGCGCGCCCGCGGCCGTCAGGGGCAGGCGGGAGATAAGTTCATCTACATTTTCTGTGCTGGTAGGTTCATAATCTGTAATTATTTTATAACCACGTTCTTGTGCAAACTCTTTTAAATAATTAAATAGTCCACAATAGATTTGTTTTTTACGATAATCAAATAATCTAATCTTACCATCCCATACTCTATTACGGTATGCCGGCATAAATTTATATCCAGGTACATAAAAACAGAAGTGTTCTGATAACTCTCTTTCTGTACTGGATTCGCAACTAATTTGTAAAAAACTTTCGTTTAATTTAGATATTACAATCTGTTCCATTTAAATTTAATCTTTAAACCTACTTATATTAAAAATTTCATTCAACCTATTCTTTGTGCTTTCAACATCATAACAAAGATAATCATTAATGTACCAATATATAAATTTCATGGCCTTTTCTTTTTTATGCCAACTTATATCATTACATAATTTAGGTAATTGAGTTAAGCTTTGTAGCTGTTTAGTTACCCAATGATACTCCGGAAAACCATATGATATAATAGGTACTTCATGCATTAAACATTCTATTCCTGCAGTACTATTATCTAATATTGCAACTCGAGTATGCGGAAGGAAGTCATGTATAGATTCATATCCATCTCTTACATCTATTCCATCTTGAATCCATTTATCTACAATATCTTTTTGTTTGCCTCTTAGCTTTAATCTTGGATGAATCTTTACTACGATTGGAAACTCTGTTACCTGTGCATATAATCTTTCTACTATCAATGTAATACTTTCCCAATGACCACCTAAACCAAATCCTTTTACAGTTTCATCATCGGGCATCTGGCCGATAACTAATATATGCTCTTTTGGTACATCTTTAGCCTTTCTCCATTTGAGTAATATAGAATCATCCCATTTATTAGATCTTTGATTAATTAGAGTTTCTATTTTACTCCAATCCATATTGTTCTTAGAATTTAAATGAGAATACATTATATCTGGTTCATATGGTTCTTCGAAAGCCAATTTAGAAGCATTAGCATATCCAATAGTATCAATTGCAAAATGTTTTGAAGTAGGTGCTGTAGGTTTAACAAATAACACATTCGAATAATTCATCTGAGTTAAATCAGTATGATTAAATATATTAAGATCTTCTGGATAATCTATTTGTTCCAATGCTTGTTTTATACACGTACGTGCATAATCGAAGTTCCCTTTCCATTCAAACTTATGATCATATATTTTATATGCCACTGGTAAACTTTCTCCATTCAATCATATTCTTAATGTTCTGATGTCTCCATTTAATATTCTCTAACATTTCTTTAAGAACACTTGTAATTTCTTCTAAATATGCAATTTTGGCTTGGTGTTCTTGAATAATTGGATCTGCATCATAATATTTATCTAAGTCTCCTTTGAGCACAGTATTACCATGTAAAGGATCATATTCCCATCCTTTTGAATCCATTTCTTCTTGAGTTAATTTACCGCCATAATGATTAAACTTATCTTTAAGTATAACCTTATATTCTAATTGAGCTTTCTTTAACCGCATGCGATTTGAACTTAAGAGCTCTAAGTATTTAGAATGTAAATTTGCAGATTGACGAGAAGCTTCGTCTAAGGCCATTTCATCTATTTGTGAATCTTTCTTCCACATTTCTAGAATAGTATCTAAATCCATAATTTTCTCCATATTATAGTTAACTGTTTATTATACCACAGTTTCACTCAAAAGTACATGTTTTTTTATTTAAATTCAAAGTACGTATATTTAAATGTCACAGAAGCTTGTAAATACTCAA